AATGCTGGATGCCCCATATAACGTAGTGGGTCTGCTAACATGGCGTAGGACTTACCACCACCTGCTGAACCACCATATAGTACCTCACGTTCCCCTGCAGCTAGAAAGTCTGTCTGTGGTCCGGGGTTTGGTTTGAATAAGACATTAGCATGTTGTTCCTCGTGAAACTCTTCTAAGTCAATGTCTTTAATTTCAACCGTTGGTTTTTGAGCCTGTTCTTTCTTCTTCAAGGGCTTTCGCTTTGGCGATTGCCTTTTCCGCATATTCTGCCCACTTGCGGATGCTTGCAACTTGGTTCTTACGCTGTCGCTCATTCTGTAACCGTTTCCTTAATCCTACGTGAGATATGGTTCTACCACTATTAGTAACTAACCAGTTTGTTACTTCACGGTAGCTGTATTGATTTACGTGTTGTCTAGCTTTTTCTAATAAATCTAACTCTGTCGGTATGGGGTCAAGAATGTCAGGGTCTTCTTCATTTAACTTATATCCAAATGGTACGGTACGTGCTATGCGTGGTATCTGTACCCATTCGTTCTGTTCTTTTATATCTGTTGGTTGTGGAAGTTTCCACTTGCCTATACTTCTAGTCATCTTCACTTGTTGCTTTAGGTGGCATAAGCATAACACCACCACTAGATTCCACTTGCATCTTCTCTGTCTTCACCAAACCTGAACGGTCTAGTAATTCTTTAGCTGCTGCCATCTTATCACGTATACCTAGTTCTGTTGGGTCATACAACGCACCTGTCATAGCCATTGCAGCCTTTGGTGCATTACGTGCCATATACATAGACGTAGCTTCTAGTATCTCATCCTTTAGTCCTTTGACAATAGAAGTTGTTGGTGTGTTGTCTGCATATCCAGCAATCTTCTTTGCTTGTACTACATCACCGTTTGCTTCTTCAAAAAGAACTGCAAGAAACTTCTGCTGTCTTTCATTTAACTGTCGTGTCATGCCATCTCTCCAGTAGCCATAGCGTGAGCCAAACGTGTGCTACGTCCTTTTACTTGCCTTGCCCATCTGCTGTCTAACATCTCTTTTGATGCAGTAGCAAAGTCATTAGCATATACAGCCGCCCACATTTTTTTAAACTTCTTTAATCGTGGCACACCCATATTAAATGCCATGTCCATTAGTACTAGTTGACGTACAGCGTCTAAGCTATCCACGCAAGAGTGCGCTCGGCATAGTTCTCTTTCGACTATCTGCACGTCATTCGTTGCTAAATAGACCGCATCTTTTTCAGTTATACCATGCTCATATATAGCATCCATATTTGGTATATCCATATAATCAAGTTCTTCTTTACTTATGCCACGGTCTTTTAGGTTTCTTCCTATTCCAATAGTATCAATGCCTAACGTATCTTGATAGACTGTAAGTACAAGACCTTCTCCTTGGATTAGTTTATCTATAAATTTCTGACGTTCATACTTCATTTCTTCTCACTACCTAACCACACTGCAAATGCACCTGTCATTGCACCACTAACTACAGATATCATTGCACTCTGTTGTGTGCTAATATCATCTAATGAAATGCCCCACTCAATCACTCGTATATACATTATTGTCATTACAAGCATCATTAATCGTGGTAGAATCTTGTACTCTAATATCGTCTTTGCAGCCATTATTTCTTTCCAAAGAATTTCGTTGCGCTACGTACTCCAAAAGAAGCAGCCACAATAATGCCAAGACTATACTGATACCACTGAGGCATTGCTTCCAACTGGGCAAAACCATTTGATACTACCTCTTCCATTCCCGGTATGAATGCTAAGATTAATGGGATACTAAATAGAATGGTAAGCCACTCATCTTTCCACGAAGACTGACTACCTTTAGCCATCTCCAAATCCCAGTCTATCTCACCTGTAGCTTTTTTCTGCATCACTACAGCTTCAGCTTGTGCCTTGGCTACCTTAGTAGCTGACTGTGCTTTCTTCTCTTCTACCTTACCTTTTAACCATGTACCAGCTAAATCTGCTATAGGTCCTATAAGTAGATTAAAAGCCACGATTAAATCTTTCCGATGGTTTTCTTCTTGCTCTTCTTACAGGTGTTACCGTTTTATTATCACGTTTTGGTCGCACACGTCTTGTAGGTCTTTTACCTGCTCCTTTTGGTGGGTCCATTACAGGTTTTCTATTTTTTCTGCGTTGTCTTTCTGGTGAGTTAGGCATAGGGTCTACCACACGTGTTAAACCCGGGCTTCTTGTTCTTCTAGTAGATGTTGTTTTCTTTCTATTTTGATTAGCATCTGCACGTTGACCACTAAGCCTAGAGAAAAAATTTCCTGCTAAATTTCCTACTGCTTTTCCTACTTGCTTAGATGCACCAGAAGATGTAGGTTTTTTCCCTGTACCAAGTTTTGCTTGACCTACTACACCTAAATCAGCTTTTCCCTGTAGTTTTGCAAGTTGGGCTAGATTAAGGGATTTAGATTTAGTTGTTGGCATAGCCTTTGGATTGCTACGTCTACGTTTCGGTCTTCGTATTGTACTCATTTTAATTTCTCCTAAATTTAGCTGTTTTCTTTGCAATAGTTTTCGGTTGCTTCACAAACTGTTTCCCCTGCTTTGTTCCTTGGCGTTTCACTCGTGATGTTGCCGCATATTCCGCAGATGTAAGGCTCTGTATCGCTGAAGTAGGAAGGTATCTTTCGCCAGTTTTCTTTGATGGTTTCCCAGATTTGGTTCTCCACTTTTGTTTTGTCCATGACTTTAAACTCTTTTGTGATTTAGCTAGTGCCATCTTACATCCACATTATTAAAAATACTAATAGTGTAATTAACCCTACACCAACTGCAATTGCAATACTACCAATTTCTACATTATGTATAAAAGCATCACGCTTCTTACGTTTGGCTATACGTTCTTGCTTTTCAGCTTCTTTTGCTTCATGTATTCGTTTAGCACGTTCAGCTATTATACCTTCCCAAACACCGGGACCAAATCTTATATTAATTAGGTTCTTCATTTCTTGCATATGTTCTTGTGCAAGTTTGGCGTTTATAGTTTCTTCAGCAATTGAATTTACAGCGAAAGGGTCTTTTTGGGCTTTTCTTCGCTTCTTTTGTATCTGCTGTTCGCCCTCAAACATGCCGTCAATATATTTTGCTATATCACCTATATCATTACAAGTTGTAATAGCTTTTTTTATTCCGTCTACACTTGCTTTTACAAGTGCAATACCTGCCATAGTTTCTGCTAACATGTGTCTCCCCCTTCACGTGTCGCATTTTATTTGTAGCCACCGCCTTTTGCTTTATATTTGCTGGCTAGTAGCTGTGCTTTTCTTGCAGACCACTGACCCGGATTACCACCTTTACCGCCAGCTTTAATGCTATTAAATAAGTTCTTTCTCATTGTGGGCTTAGTATAGTTGCCAGCTTCATTAACTCTTGATTTGCTCTGTGGCGCACCGCCTTTCGCAAGGCCAATCTTTCTAGTCGGTTTCTTTTTCTTTGCAGTTTGTGAGGTTTTCTTTGTAGAGACACGTGCCATCTCCTATCTCCCTATCTTGCTGGGTCATAAAATTCTTCAGCAGCTACAAGTGCAACTAACTCATTTGCACTAGCAGCCGCAATTATTATTTTATCTTCTGCATGTAAGAATAAAGGTAAAGTATTTGTAAACACATTTTCAAAATTCTTTCCATTTACAGGATGAGATGTAAATAAAGTGTGTGTACTGTTAGTTAACTTCTCATATATTTTTAGTGTATAGTTTTGATTAGAAGCATTATTATTACTAATCATAAGATTATAAACATGAGATGAAAAGTTTTTTGGAACAACATATACATCTGTATCTGATGTGGTAGTTAAGTCAATAGTTTCAGTTACAAATTTTGAACCGTCTTCTGTTCTAGGCATTACTTTATCCTAACTCTGTCAATAAAAATAACTGACCACTTGTGCAGTTTAACATTCCACCTGCCAAGCAGTCTAGCTATCTTTAAACAGACATGACTTAAAAATGTCCAGTAGGCATCTACTATAATATTCTTTAAGTCAGACATTACTTTTTCTTTGCTACGCCACCACGCATCATTTTCTTCTTAGCCATCTTAGCCATGCCACCGCCACGCATTTTCTTCTGTGCAACACCGCCACGCATCATTTTCTTTTTAGCTACTTTTGTTTTACCCATTGCCATTTCGTAATCTCCTTCTATCAAGAACTAGGGCTTCATATGTATCATCAGGAAAATGTTTATAGTATCCCGACTTCTCTAAACTCAG